ATGACCAAAAATACCGTAATTATGCTAACTGTAAAAGCCATTGAATCAGCAAAACAAAAAGAAAAACCGTACAAGTTGCCAGACTTTGAAAGCCTATATCTATACATCACACCTACAGGAACTAAATCTTGGCGCTATGATTATCAGTTCAACGGCAAAAGAAAAACGCTAACGATCGGTAAGTATCCGTATATTAGTTTAGCAGATGCACGCAACGAAAAAGAATTAGCTCGGCAGATGCTTGCTTACGGCAAAGATCCTGCTGTTGAGCGAAAAAGAAAAACTTTACTTGCTAATATCGCGCAAGGAAATACTTTTAAAAAAATAACCCTTGAATGGTTTGATACAAAAAAACGGAATTGGTCTATCAATACCAGAGAAATGATTATTCGGTATTTTGAAAAAGATATATTCCCGTTCGTTGGCGATATGGATATTGCGCAAATCAAGCCTCTAGTAATGCTAAACTGTTTAAAACAAATAGAAAATAGAGGTGCATTGGAAATTGCAAAAAAAATGCGTCAACGTTGTACCGAGGTTTTTCAATATGCAATTATTACCGAAAGGGCAGAAAACAATCCAGCGCGTGAATTAGCTAAAGCTATGGTCACACATACGCCAGAAAATTACGCCTTTCTAATGGAAGATGGTATGCGTGAATTTATGAAAGCATTGCAATCGTATTCGGGTAATATTTTAGTTCGTTATGCTACAGAATTATTAATATTGACTGCCGTCAGGACTATGGAATTATTGAGTTGCAAATGGGAATATGTAGATCTGGATAAACGATACATAATTCTGCCAAAGTAAATAATTAAAACAAAGGGCTTTACGCCCTTTTTTATGGAGCAATGAATGATTAATGCCGATCTTAATTCTAGCAACTTTAACAGTTATGCAAGCATTGATGATTTAGAGCATTTTGCTAACGCAAGAGATATAAGTTTACCTGACAATAAAGAATCATTGCTCATTAAAGCAATGGACTATTTGAATGGATTAAATTGGGCAGGTAAGAAAGCCAAACAAAGCCAAACTTTACCATTTCCTAGAAAGAATATTGTTTTGGATGGCTATTTATTACCTAGCAATGAGATCCCAACTCCACTAATAAAAGCTCAATGCATGTTAGCTATTGAAGCTATTTCGGGTGATTTATTACCTAGTGTGCGTGAAGCTCCAGTAAAGTCGGAGTCTATAGCTGGCGCGTTAACAGTAGCTTATGCGGTCGATGAATCAGGCTTTAAACCGCAGTATACTGCTGTTATGTCAATATTGGGTGATTTGGTTGTTAGCAGTGGGTTTTCAATAAATTGTATTGCCGAGAGGTCGTGATGGTGAACTTTTATGAACGTTCATTTAATACAGCCTTGAAGCTCCTTTCAAAATACGGCATGGAATACTCAGTATTAAGAAAGGGTAAGGTATCGATTGTTAACGGTAAAGAAGTTATTACCGAAAATCAAACCTTTACAACAATTGGCATAAAAACCAATTATAACCCAATTGAGATTGACGGAACAGTTATTCAGTCTGGAGATATTCAGATGGTTTTTTCTGCTGATGTTGAGCTGAAAATCAACGATATTGTAATCATTGACGGTGAAAAATATCTGATTAAACAGCCAAATCCAGTAAAACCTGCTGATGTTCTTATATGCTACAAATCACAGTTAAGGAAAGCTTAAATGTCGAATAGTCAAAATTTTCTATCGTCTATCAATGCGTTTGTAGATAAAGCGAAAGCAAAAAATGAGCTTGTTGTTAAAAAGGCTAGTATCGAAATATTGCAAGACATTATCAGAATGTCACCAGTTGGACAGCCTGAATTATGGCAAGGTTATGCACCCAAAGGCTATGTCGGTGGACGTTTTCGGGGTAATTGGCAAGTTACCTTTAATGTGCCCGCATCTGGTGAATTGGATAGAATAGATCCGTCTGGAGTGGAAACATTAAAAGATGGTATCGAGCAAATTGGGCGGTATACTTACGGCGTTCAGTCAATCTACTTTACTAACAACCTACCTTATAGCGTGAGATTGGAATTTGGACACTCTAAACAAGCGCCTAACGGCATTGTCAGGGTCGCCGCACTAAACGCTCAAGCTCATTTCGACAACGCCGCAAAAGGAGGTTAATAATTGATTTCGACAATTTCAGAATTGCTCGAATCGCATTTAGATATCATTGCCAACCAACTGGGTTTACCAATCATTTATGAAAACATCGAAGCAACACCTAATGACGAAATCTACTTAAAATCTAATATATTGCCAGCTATCACAACAGCCTTTGATTTAGACGGTGATTCAAGGATTTACAAGGGTGTTTACCAAGTTAGCGTAGTTGCTCCAATTAACACTGGTAAATCACGCTCTCAGCAAATATCAGAATCGATTATTAAGCATTTTCAACTCAACACAGAGTTAACCAAAGATAATTTTTCACTTTACATCAACTCAATACCTAGTGTTTATCCTGCTATCACAGATAAAACCACTTACACCATCCCAATTAGCATGAATTACCGTGCTGATACATTAATTTAATTAAATTAGGAGTTTTACTATGGGTTTTGCATTACCTAACGGCGCACGTGTTTACGTGCAAAAATCAAAAGGCGAGGCTTTAGCATTTGAAACTATTACAAACGCCAAAGAAGCGGTTGTTACATTGAAAGCGAATCACGGGCTTATGGTCGGCGATGAGGTTCTAATCACGTCGGGTTGGGCAAGGCTTAATTACGTTGTGGCCAAAATTACTCGGGTTAATGCTGCGGACGTAACATTGGGCAATATTAACACCAGCAATGTAAATATGTTTCCTGTTGATGAGGGTGCTGGGACGGTTACTAAAATTACATCTTGGGAACGTTTACCTCAAGTCAAAGAAGTTTCAACCGAGGGTGGCGAGCAACAATATGTTCAAATTCAATTCCTTGAAGATGACAAAGAAAAGCAATTGCCGACCATTAAATCGGCGAAAAGTAAAAGTTACACCATTGCTCATGACAGTTCTTTACCAGCTTATCCTGTGCTTCAAGAATTGGATCAAACAAACGATGTGGTAGCAATGAAAATGTATGTACCAAAAGCAAAGGAAACTCGCTACGACGCTGTACGTGTGTCATTTGACCCAACACCTGAGACGACTATCAACGAGATTGAAACCGTAAAAATCAATACGACAGTTGAATCACCAGCAATCACATTTTATAAAGATAGATAAGGAAAAACTAAATGGCAAAATTTAAATTAGTCGCAGAACCAACGTTTAAGTGTAATGTCTTAATTCCTCGTGCAGGTCAAGAGGACGGGCAAATCGAACTAACCTTTAAACATTATTCAGCAGATAAGCTCGCTAAACTTGAAGATGAAGTTAAAGATAAACAAATTATCGATATTGTCATGAAAATAGTTCAAGGCTGGAGTTTGGATGAAGAATTTAATCAAGAAAATATGCAAATCTTATTAAATAACTATCCTGCTGCTTGGCGTGCGATAACCGATACATACTATAAAGAAATGTTAGGTCAGCGCGAAAAAAACTAATTGAACTTGCCATTGCTCTATATACCCCCGAGCCGTCAAAAGATGAACTGGCGGCATTTGGTCTAACCGAAGATGATTACGCTGATGAGTATGTAGAAATATGGCAAGAAAATTTAGGTGCTTTTAAGCTATTTAAAGCAATGTCCACCCAGTGGCGTACAAGCATGGGTGGCGTTACAGGGCTTGATTACAATTGCTTACCATGGGTTATGAAAGTTAACAACATAGCTGAAAACGAGACTATTTTGAACGATATTCAAATCATGGAAAGCGAAGCCCTGAAATTAATGCACAAATCAAAATAATTGTTAGTTTAAAGGGTAACATTTGAAAAATCACCCATCAGTCATCAATAACAGTCAAACTGCCTTCGGGTGGTTTTTTATTGCTCTTAGTTAATAAATTTCATACTATTACCAAAAAATAAGGAGAATGGTATGAAAAAGACTTTACTAGCAGGTTTAATTGGGTTTGCATTAGTCGGGTGTGTGAGTGATATTAAGTATAATTATGTGCCAGAGGTTGCTCAAAAAAGCTATCCTGATCTTAATGTAGTTACGACTACGTATATAGGTGATGATATGGTTCGCCAAGGCAACGTTAAAACAATGGATGTAATTTCGTTTCCAGTAGCAACTCAAGTTAATAATTATTGGTACTCTTATATCATTGATGCGGGTGATTATCCTAAGCTAGGTGAAGATAAAAAATATTTATTTTTTGCGGCAAGAAGTGTAAACGGGAATTCTATTGTGAAAAGTTTCAATGTTCCTGCGGCTCCGATAGGTATGAGGGTTAGTAAAGATTCGTCTAAAAATGAAGTGTGTATATCTTTTGCAACAGGGACTGATTTTTGTGAGAATCATAAACAGTTTACTTATAAAAAGGTTAGTGTGACGAGTCAGGATGGATTCCAGCAAACACTGATTTATAACGGTAAGGTTGGTAATAAAATTAATATAGGATATCGAGAATTTAATAACGATATGGCTCGTCCAGCTTTTTCTAATAATGCTGAGTATGATTTATCGCGTTCTACGGTGATAAGATATAAAGGTGCTGTTATTGAGGTTTTGCAAGCCACAAATCAACATATAAAATATAAAGTTATTAGCAATTTTAATACTCCTCACTAAGAAAATAGCACTTAAACATCAACCCGCTTAGGCGGGTTTTTTAATATCTGGAGAAAATTATGGCAGAAGAAATCACATCACTAAAGCTTAAGATTGATGTGCAAAGCGTCGATGAAGCGAATAAAAAACTAGATGATTTTAGTAAAAAGGCGGAGGGTGCGGCGTCTGCTACTGATGAGTTCGAAAACTCACAACAAATTATCAAAAGTTCATTATCTCGAACGGCTAAAGAGGTTGACGAAGTTCATCGACGTATTGCTGAATATCGTAAAAACCTTACAGCAAATACAAACTCAGCGAAAAAATTTGCTGAATCTAGCGATAGATTATATGTTGGTTTTCGAAATCAAATTGACAGCTTAAAAGATGTTAATACTGCCTCAAAAGAGCTTGCAAGAGTTAGAAAAATGCTTGCAAAAACTTATAAAAACGGTCGAATAGATATCCACAATTATAGCCAATTACTCTCAGATATCGCAATCAAGCAAAAAGAAGTAACGACTGCTGAAAACATTGCAAGCAAAGCGCGAACTGATTTTTTAAATAAATTAAAAGCGCAGGTTGCTACTCAGAATCTATCAAAAGAGCAATTATTGCGATATCAAGCTGCGCAACTCGGGGTTAGCTCATCTGCTGATGTTTATATTAGAAAACTAACGCAAGCAACGAAAGAAACCCAAAAATTAGGCACAGCGTCTTTAGCTACTAAGCACCAGTTAGCTACAATGACGACACAGATGATGCGAGGAAATTTCACAGGTCTACAAACTTCTAGTATGTCTATGATCATGAAAAATGGCATAGGTAATACTTTTAGCACGCTGTTAACCTCGTTGAATCCCGTTAACATCGGTATTTCAGCAATGGTCGGATTGCTCGGTAGCATGATACCGAAGCTTTTTGAGACTGAAAGTGCTACAGATAAATTAGCAGCGGCGCAAGATCGTTTAAATAGGGTGCTGAATACAGACAAAAAAACTGGTTTTACTTTCTTGTCTGACGATATGATGCAGTTACTTAAGAAAAATAGGCCGTTAGTTGAAGGGTTGTTAAAATCAAGCGAAAGAGATGTAAAAAAAACTATTTCAGGAATTAAGGCTCAGCTTCAAGACGGATTTAAAGATGCTGAAGTAGGGTGGAAAGAAACGCTTAAGAGGCTCGGGCGTAGCGGCACTTCGGATTTAGATGCAGTTCTTGATTCTATTCAACAGCTCACTAAAGGCGGACAGGATTTAAGTGCAGCGCTTAAAAATGTTAATGATGAAGCTTTGGAATCAGCATCTGGCATTAGAAGTAAAGTTTCTAGTTATGCAGAATATTTCGATATAACAGAAGAGCAAGCTCAAGATCTACTGGTTGATTTGTCTAACATTAAAGCTGAGACAGATTCAATTAAAGCATCAGAAAAGATTAATGACTTAATTAATAAACTTGGAAATTTATATAAAACTTCTGACAATGGCAATGACAAGTTTCAAGGGCTAATTAATGGATTAATTGAAATTGCAAATAAAGCAAGCGACGCCTCATTAAAGTTACAGCTTTTAAAAGCAATAAGTGGGAATGCAGATAAAGCAACAGATCCAACAAAAAGCCCATTCTACCAATACTCACAAATGATTATGACGCGTAGCGAGCGTGCAAAAGCTGAAATTGAGGAGATGAATAAAAAGGCTGATGAAGCTAACAAAATATATAAGAAAGGGCAAGATGGTTATGTAACTGATGACATGAGAAAAAAAGCAGCAGCACAGATTAGAGCCAGCAACGCCGAAAAAACAAGCTCAGCAACTAGTTTATTACGCACATCACAACAGCAAGAAATCAGCTTAAAAAGTCAGCTTCAAGCACTGCGAGAGCAAAGTTTAACAGTTAACACGATTACTTCAGAGCGCAAAAAGTACTTTGATTTACAAGCTCAGATTCAAACGCTAGAAAGTGCTGGCAATAAATCAAGAATGTCAGCGCACGAAAAATATGTACTTGCGCATAAGAATGCTTTACTTGCTCAGTTTGCTAAAAATGCAGCTATTAGTGAAGAAATTGCACAATACGAAACAGCGACTAAAGCACTTCGTAAAATGCAAGAGTACACAACAAACTTATCTGCAAAATCTCAAGCTAGCCAAGCCACGTTCGGTATGACGTCAAAAAATGCGAATCGCTACAATGAAATGTCAGAGCTTGACGCTCAGCGTGATATTGCTTTAAAAGGTACGACAAATCCGAATGAAATAGCAAAAATCACCGAGGAATACAACAAGGCAAAACAAGCGCTACAACAAAGCTGGCAGCAGGAAGACATTAATCAAACTGATTGGTTCGCAGGGCTAAAAGTGGGGCTAAGTGAGTTTTCAGATAGTGCAACAGATGCTTTTAGTAACTTTCGTGACATGGCACAGCAATCAATGAACACGGTAAGTAGTGCGTTGACTGAATTTGTGACAACAGGAAAAATGAGCTTTAAGTCACTAGCCAAATCAATACTCACAAATATTATTGAGATTATCAATAAACTAATCGTAGCGCAAACTATCCAATCAGCCATGGGTTGGATGGGTTTTGGCGGAGGCGGGGCTGGTGCAGCAACTGGTGGGCTACAGCAAGCTTATAACGGTGGATTGATTCGAGGTTACGCAACTGGTGGGGATGTTGGATACAGTATTAAATCGTGCGGATTTACAGGACGAGGCAACAAGTATGAACCAGCAGGCATTGTTCACAAGGGCGAGTTTGTATTCACCAAAGAAGCGACAAAACGCCTTGGCGTTGGCAATCTTTACGCGTTGATGAATGAAGCACAGCGAGGGTACGCAAGCGGTGGAGCAGTTAATCTTGGTCACGCATCGCCAATTGCTTTTACTCGTAAGTCTAATAAATCATCAAGCGCTATAAATGTTAATACTAATGTGACATTAAACATGGAATCTAATAGTGAATCAGGGGCGGCTAACTCAAGCATTGATGCAAATTCTATTGAAAGTCAAGCTGCTGCAATAATTGATCGGCGCGTAAATGAAACGATAAAAAAACTTGTTTCACCGGGCGGTGATTTATATAACCTGATGCGCGCAAGATAGGTATTAGGAGGAGGAAATGACAATAGATGTTTTTAAATGGAAAACAATGGGCAATCCGAAACATACAGATTCATCAAGCATTAACGAAGCTGGATTTGGTGACGGATATGTCCAGTTATCCAGTAATGGTATTAATAATACAAGTGAGACTTGGGACGTAACTTATACAGGATGCATCAATGAAATAAAAGAAGTTCGTGATTTTTTAAACTCACACATCATAAAGTCGTTTAAGTGGAAAAATCCGTACGGCGAAGAAAAATTGTATCGAGTTGTGAATAAATCTATCGAATCCGAATTTGTTGGCGGCAGAGTTGTTTCATTATCATTCAAATTTATTCAAGCTTATTCGCCTTGATTAAAAATTGGTCAGAAAACGTATTGATTTTATTAAAGTTTAATACCTGCATGGTGGAAATCACCATTTAGTAAGGCAAAACCACCTTAGGGTGGTTTTTATTATCAGTTATCTTCATAATGAAGACGACTTAAAGCTAATGTGTTGATTTGTAAGGTAACCCAAATTTGGATTACGAGCGGCGTGTAACAGTCAAATATATAGTACCTATTAATTTTTGTGATTAGTATAAATTTTCTTTACTAAGTTAGCTTTGTTAACTATACTGCAAAAATATTTATTCACTAATATAAGCTAATTATAGGTTAATAATAAATATAAAACCATGAAAGCAAAGCCAGCAACAAAAGCATTTGATATACAAACTAAATTAACGCCTTATCTTTATAGTAATAAGGAATTAAGTGAGTTTGAATTTAAAATGTATGAAAGAGAAGTTAACTCAATACCTGATTATATTCAAAGAAATAATACGTTGGGGCTGTTATATGCTGTTCAAAAAAACGATGCTCTAATGGAACTGCACTTTGAAAGCGCATTATCATGTGCTTTTGATTTGGATATTTTATCTAATTATGCTGTGCTGTTAAATCATTGTTCTTTATTTAAAAAACAGAAACAGGTTTTATTTGATTATAGAGAATATTTGAATACTCCAGCATTATTAAAACATCTTCTTAATGTTGTTTCTATATATTTGGATTCCAATATGGCTGAATTTATCTGTAAAAAAGCTGTTGAGATAAAATGCGATGGTTTTTTTATTAATGCATTTTATGTGCGCCAAATGCAGATTTTAGAGGTAAGGAAGATGACGAATTGCTCTGATGCTCAAATTGCTTTATTAGTAGATATTTGTTCAAGTATTCTTAAAAAATATAATCAAGTTTGTGATTCTCTGAAGTTAGAAACTGTGGCTGGTGGACACTCTGTTTTTGGTATAGCTACGGATAGTGTTGATATATTAGTTGATATGAATTTCGAATTAGCGGATAGAGTATCAGAAACTCCCGAGTTGGACTCTTGTAAATTAACTGCTGTATTTAGACCATTTAAAAGGGTTGAATTATGAGTGTATCGGGCGATGACTTTTTAAATTCAGCTACTGATTTTCTCAGTAATGAGCGAGAAATAGATTATCGCAATTTTATTTCTCGTGGATATTATGGAATGTACCATAAAATATCAACAATACTAAAATACAATCCTAAGGTTTCAATATCTCACCATTCGGCTCTTATTGAATATTTAGGAACCCCGTCACAGCATAAAAACGAACCATTTGATTCTAATAAATTAAAATCATTATCATATATTCTTAAGCAAGAAAGACTAATGAGAAATAAAGCCGATTATGATATTAATCATACAGAGATAACTATTTTGGATGTTGACCAGTCAAAAAGAACTCATGATCAGTTTCGTAGTCGGATAAATGAATTATTAAATCGGTAGCAATTAACTAATAACCCGCTTCGGCGGGTTTTTTATTAAAAATCTAACAGTTCAGGCTTGATTTGTAGTGCTTCGGCAATTTTAATTCGTGTTGCTTTTCTTAACTTTTGGCTTTTTTCATATTGAGAATAAGCTGATTGGCTAATACCTATTTTATTCGCAACTTCAACTTGAGATAATTTTAAATACTCACGCCATGCTTGTGCAGGAGAATAGTTATTATCAAAAACCATGTTAACAACTTCGCTTGGTACACCTGTTTCAATATTGATTGTTTTTGCGTTTGATAGCTCTAAGTATTGATTGTAAGGCATAACCACAAATTGCGGTTGCCCTTGTTCATTATTAATAAACTGTATATTAGTAAGTGCGTTCATCGCGTTTTTTCACCTCTTCAATAGAAACAATATGGATAACACCATCAAAATTAAAAAACACTCGATAGTTACCCACTCGTAATCTGTACTGATATTTATGATTAGTTAAGGCTTTTACATTAATGCAATTCGGCATGTAAGCCAGTTCATTAATTTTATTACGGATTAAAGCATTGCTTTGAATTTTCCGTAATTGTTTTAAGGCTTTAATTTGATAAATAATTTTATTCATTTTGTTTTTCTAACTAATCTTGATATAAGTATTATATAAGTTATATAAGTTTTGTAAAGATAAAATATAAGTAAATTTAAACCTAAAGCTCGCAATTGCGGGCTTTTTTTATAATCTAAATAAAGGTATTTTATGAATAATGGAGAAAAACTACAAAGTTTAGAAAACAAGGTTATGCTATTGCAGTATGAATTAGAAGTTATAAAGTCTATTGTAAGCAGCAATTCTTGTTCTAATGCTTCTTCTCTAGAAAAAGCATACCGTAAAGGGTTTAAACCCTCGCCATATGGGGAGGGTTTAGACGTGATAAGGTTATTGGATTTATTGTGCGACCTTGGACTGCTGGAGTAATGCTTTAAGTTTATCAGCTATTTCCTCAAAGGTAAAAGTAGTTGAATTTAAAGCAAGCGTATTAGCTAAGGTAGGACTAAATTTCAATAATTCATTTTTAGAAATATTGTGCCAAATAGGAAGTATTACTTTATGTCCATCAACCTCTTTAGCTAATAAACCTTCAAGCTCATATTGAGTCCAATGCTTATTAATATAATGTTTAGATAGAACAACAACACTATATCTAGAATTAATTAACCCTTTATCGATTGAGCGTCCTAATTTATCACCCCAATTCAAAGTTAACTCATCGTACCAAACCTTGAGACCTAATGATGTTAGATGTTCAGCTAGTGGACGTACAAAATCATCTTTATCTTCACTGGCGTGAGAGATGAAAACATCATACTCAATTGGCGTGGATTCATTAGTACTAGATGTATAGTTGCTAGAACCAAAAAGGTTACTTATTGTTTTCTGCTGAGCTTGTAATTCACGAGTTAATTGTTTTTGTAGCTCTAATTGAGCTTTATCTTTTTTCTTTTGGTCTGCTATAAGCTCTTTATTTAGTTGAATCTCTTGTCTATTTAATTCAATATTTTTAGATGCGATTTTTTTTTGAAAATCTGCTAATTTTTTTTGACAATCGACTATTTGATTTGAATACCTATCCATTTGGGCAAATTTATTTTTTAAAGTAGATAAAGGCGTATTTTTTGTTATGCTTCTATTAATTTGATTTATTTTATTATGAAAATCACTTACTTTTTTTTGTTCGTTGGCTATTTTGCTTTGTATGTCAGAAATATCCTTTTGGATTCTTGCTATATTATTTCTCAATGTGGCAATAGACATGCTGTCCTCCTAAATAATATAAATCAGTTTTGTAATCTTCCTGAAAAAAGAGTGTGTAATTTATTTAGATCTCATGAAAACCTCTGTCTTTATTATGAAGACAGAGGTTTTAATAACCAAAAATGATTAACGAGCTCTATTTTGTGCAGCTAATTCATTAATAGCCGCTTCTGCCAAAAAATTACTCCGATCTTTATAAAAAGAATTTGGTGCTTTAACTGCGTTATCTATTCTATCGATAAGAATATCGGGTAATGTGATATTAATTCTTTTTTGTTTACCAACAAATGATGACAAATCAACATCAATAATGACCCATGTGTCGCAATGAGCATACTCATCGTTATTTTTATACGAAACATGATCATTATGAATATCTTTAACATCATAATCACCTGATTCAATCATATCTTGCACAGTTAACAAAATAGCTTCTGTCGCCATTGCTGGGATATCGCTTTCTTTGTCGGCAGCAGAATAACAACTATATTTTTCATTGCATAACGCAGGCACGACAATGCCGTAAGCTGTATTGCTATCTTTCGGTGTTTCAATGCCAAGAGTAAAAAACATAATACCTCCAAAGGTGGCGGGCTATAAAAGCCCCGCCGATTTTTTGATTGATCTTACTGTGCCAATCGGTAAATCCGATTTTGGATGAGGAACTGGAAACGTTTTATTAGTTATTGGTGAGTAAAACATATGATGACTACCTCTAACTCGTTTCAGAATACACCCTGCATTGGTAAGTTCCTTTATCAGGTCAGTTGATTTCATGTTTACCTCCTAACCTGAAAATTATTATACACACATATACACAATATGCAAGTAAAAATATAAATAAATTAGTTTAATCATCTGGAGAAACTATGCCAATAACACAAGATTTACAAACACTTGAGGGTAACCAGCTTATACAACTAATAGAGGTGGATGGTACAAAGTTTGGTCTTGATGAAGTGCTGAGATTTCATGCTCATAATATTTCTCCCGACGGGTGGGCGTCGTTTGCCGCTGAGAATTTACCATCGATAAAATGGCAAGGTAAAGAATATTTACCATACCCCTATGAGTTAAAAGACATTGAATTAAGTAGCACTGGCTCACAGCCAACACCAAGATTATCGGTTGGCAATATAGACGGTAGGGTAACTCGTCTTTGTATTGATTATGATGATTTGGTCCAAGCAAAAGTCAAAATCCACACGACAATGGCCAAATATCTTGATGCGGATAATTGGCTTAATGGAAATCCTATCGCAGACCCCACACAAGAACGAGTCCAGTTATTTTTTATCAATAACAAGCGCGAAGAAACAAAAGCGACCGTTGAGTTTGAGCTGTGTTCGCCTTTTGACATACAAAATCTTAAATTGCCCACACGGCAAATAACAACGGTTTGTACTTGGTGTATGCGCGGTTGGTATAGAACAGGGACAGGGTGCGACTATGCAGGCAATAAGTATTTCACTAAAGAAGGTATAGAGACGGATGACCCTGCTAAAGATCAATGCGGCGGCTTATTAAAGGATTGCAAAGCTCGACATGGCAATAATCCTCTTCCTTTTGGTGGTTTCCCTGCGGCTAATTTACAAGGTAAATAATATGAGACAAAAATTATTAGATGCAATAAAAAAACATGTTGATAGTGAATATCCTAACGAGGCGTGTGGTCTGATTGTAGATACGGGTAAAACTCAAAAATATATACCTTGTAAAAACATATCAGACAAGCCCAAGGAGCATTTTTTAATCTCACCTGATGAGCAACTAGAAGCCGAGAAACAGGGCGAGATCATTATGATTATTCATTCTCACCCTGATGTAGTATCGCTTGTCCCGTCGGAATTTGACCGTATTCAATGCGATTATTCAGGGATTGAATGGGGAATTATGTCTGTTCCTGACGGTGATTTTTGCACAATATCACCGCGTGTAAATCGTGATTATACAGGGCGTCAATGGTTGTTGGGATATGCTGATTGTTGGGCATTGATCATGGATTACTATAAACGTGAGTATAACATCGGTTTAAAAAACTATTCTGTCACTCATGAATGGTGGGAGAGTGGAGATGAAAATATTTATGATGACAATTGGCAATCAGAGGGGTTTGTTGAGGTGGACCTCAAAGACATGAAGATTGGCGACATCATTATGATGCGAATTGGTGCTCAGGTTACAAACCATGCCGCTATCTATGTAGGTGACAATCTTATTCTTCATCACCTTTATGGCCAATTATCATCAAGAACACCATACGGTAAATATTTTAGAGATAGAACCGTTCGAATAGTACGACACAAGGAGTTATTTAATGCTAAGTAATGTAACGTTTAAAGGCGCAATGGCTAAGCAATTTGGCAAGAATCATCAATACGATGTGCAAGATATTAAAGAAGTGTTAAGAGCGTTATGCGCAACGATAAAAGGCTTTGAAAAATACATGAGTTCAGCGCATATGAAAGGTGTCAAATTTGCATTTTTTGTTGACGGCAAAAACATTGGTATTGATGAGTTTGATATTAATGCAAGTGGTAAAAATTACATGATCATGCCTGTAACGCAAGGGGCTAAAAGTGGCGGAATGCTACAAATTATTATTGGTGCTATTGCGTTGGTAGCGGCATTTTTTACGGCAGGTGCGTCACTGGCGGCGTGGGGAGCAGCGATGGCTGCCACAACGGTTACTGCAACATCGATTTTAACAGGAATCGGTATTAGTATGATGCTTGGCGGGGTTGTTCAATTGCTCACGCCTCAACCGAAGTTTAAAGCTGGAGGTTCATCTAGCGCAGAAAACAAGCCAAATTATGGATTTGGTGCGCCAGTTAATACCAATGCTGTAGGTTATCCGGTACCAGATTTACTTGGTGAGCGCGAAATTGGTGGCGCGGTAATTAACGCTGGTATTTATTCAGAAGATCAACAATAGGTGAATTATGCATTTGATAGAAGGTCAAAAAGGCGGAGGTAAAAAACCGCACAAGCCGTATGAGCAACCGGACAACTTACTGTCAACCGCCAAACTTAAAGTGTTGCTTGCATTGAGCGAAGGGGAAATTAAGGGCGATCTTACCGAACAAAATATTTATATTGATAACACCCCGTTAGCTAACGCTGATGGTTCACGTAATTTTAATGGTGTTACTTGGGAGTTTCGTAATGGATCACAAACTCAAGACTATATTAAAGGTATTCCCGAGATAAGTAATGAACTGCGAGCAAATTATATAGTAAAGGCCAATAAACCTTGGGTTCGCTCATTTTCTAATTTAGAACTAGATGCAATTAGAATTAAGTTGAGTTTGCCGACTCATGTTGAATATAAAGAAAATGGCGATATGGTTGGTACAGTCACAAAGTATGCAATTGATCTATCAACGGATGGCAGTGCTTTTGAAACGGTTGTGAATGCTGAATTTAATGGTAAGACTACATCTGAATATCAAAGAGATCATCGCATAAATCTGCCAAGTGCGGTAAATGGTTGGGCTATTCGAGTAAGACGATTAACGCCAGATTCTAACTCTAATAGTAAATTAATTAACGCATTTGCTGTATCTTCTTACGCAGAAGTGATTGATAGCAAATTACGCTACCCTAACACCGCTTTGCTTTATATTGAGTTGGATGCTAGTCAATTTAACGGAGCCGTGCCCAAGATCAGTTGTAAGCTAAAAGGAAAACTTGTTCAAGTTCCAGATAATTACGATCCAGTTAGCCGAACATATTCAGGAGTTTGGCAAGGTGGCTTTAAAATGGCTTACACGAATAATCCTGCGTGGCTTGCTTATTATTTAATGCGTGATGAGATAGCAGGCATGGGATTACGGATTGATTCTACTATGCTAGACAAATGGTCTATCTATCAACTAGGGCAATACTGCGATCAAATGGTTTCGGATGGGAAAGGAGGCAAAGAACCACGTTTTGCTTGTAATGAATATATACAAAGCCAAGAGGATGCTTACACAGTACTTAAAGATTTGGTGGCATCATTTCGTGGGATAATTTTTTGGGGTAACGACCAGATTTGTTTAACGGCTGACATGCCACAAGATGAGCCTGATTTTATCTATCATCCATCAAATGTTATTGGTGATTTTGCTTATTCAGGTGGTTCATATAAAAATCGGTACACCTCATGCTTAGTTGCTTATTCTGATCCCAATAACCATTATTGTGATGATGTAGAAGCGGTTTGGGACCAAGATTTAATGCGTCGATACGATGTTAATGTAATGAAATTAACAGCTATCGGCTGTACATCACAAGCAGAAGCCCAAAGGAGGGGACGCTGGGCATTACTTTCCAATGCGAAAGATGAAGTGATAACCTTTACTGTTGGCTTGGATGGTTATATTCCTATGCCTGCGCGAATTATTGGTGTAGCCGATCCGTCCCGTTCAGGTAAAGAAAACGGCGGGCGAATTCATGCAGTTTCTGGGCGAAAAATAACCCTAGATAGGGCTGTTGATTATGGTGCAGGCGATCGACTAGTAATTAACTTGCCAGATGGTACAGCTCAAAGCAGAACAATCAAAACAATCAGTACCGATAAAAAAACGATTACGGTTTCAGCTAACTATAAAATTGAACCTGCGGCTGGTGCGGTTTGGTGTATAGATAGTGATAATATTGCAATTCAATATTTTAGAGTGACATCAATATCGGCAACTGAAAAAGGTCAGTTTACAATAACGGCTATTCAGCACGATCCTGATAAATTCAAATATATTGATGAGGGTATACGGATTGAGTCAAAACCTATTACCGTTACTCCACCAAGTTCAATTTCTACTCCAAAAAATATTGTTATTTCCGAAAGTAGCTACATCTCTCAAGGATTGTCAATTGCCTCTTTAAATGCAACATGGGATACGGTGGAGGGAGCAACAAACTACGTTGCACAATGGCGAAAAGACAATTCAGCTTGGATTAATGTTGGTCGTACAAACGGCACAAATTTTACTGTTGAGGGGGTTTATTCAGGTGTCTATGAAGTTCGTGTAAGAGCTGCTAATGCAATAGACGTATCTTCACCTTGGGCATACTCACAAGCGACTTCAATTAAAGGTAAGGTTGGTAAACCAGACAAACCAATTGGGTTTACGGCTAGTGATGATGTTGTTTTTGGTATTGATTTAAAGTGGTCGTTTCCTGACGGTAGCGGTGACACAAGTCATACTGAAATCCAATACTCTACTAATGATAATGAAGAAAAGGCGCTATTGTTAAGTAATGTTACATATCCGAGTTGTAGTTATTCGCAAACAGGATTATCAATTGGCCAAGTGTTTTTCTATCGTGCTCGATTGGTTGATAAGATCGGAAACGTTAGTGATTGGACAGAATGGGTTAGAGGTATTTCTAGTACAAATACCAACGATTTAACTGACCATATTTTTGATGAAATCAAAGAAACCGATGCTTGGAACTCTCTTATTGATTCAGTTGATAATGCGGCGATTAGTTCAATAGAAAACGCAAAGGCGATCATTGAAAATGCGTTAGCTAATGATACCGAAACACGCCGTCGCAGAGTTGAAAATGGTAGCTTATCGGCTGAAATCAAAGAAACCAATTCTGTTTTATTAACTGAAAAAGAGGCGACGGCAATCGCTTTGAAGGAACTCCGCTCTAACTATGGAAATGTTAGTAGTAATTTATCAGAACTAAAACAAACGACCGCAGAACAAAATGCTGCCACAGCCAAATCAATTGAAGCTATTAATACTAAAGTTGGAGATGTTACAACATCTATTTCAGATGTTAGTGAAACCGTGAATAATCTCAGCTCATCGCACAATGAAAGTAGAAGTGGATGACAAAGGTCAACAGTATGTCGCTGGTATGACAATGGGGGTTGAAAATACCGAAACCGGTATGCAATCTAATGTCATATTTCTTGCTGATAAATTTATGATTATGAATCAAGCTAATGGCACACCAGTACCAGCGTTTATCATTAAAGACGGCAATGCCATCATGAACGGAGCCATTATTGGTAAAGCTTCATTAAATTTTGCAACAATTTCGGATACGATTCAATCTGAAAACTATGTTCCGGGAAAATCTGGATGGCGGTTATTTAAGGATGGCAATTTTGAGATAAATAGCTCATTTCTTGGAGGCGGAAGAATTGAATTAAACGGTAGTGGATTAGCTGTCTTTGATGAAAGAAATGTACTGAGAGTAAAACTAGGTAAATTGTGAGGTAAAAGTGTCAAGTTACGGCTTAAAGATTTTTAGTACTGATGGACCTGATATTATATTAGATTCATCTCACACTATGTGTTGTATTTTAGGGATATGTAGTGTTGAACAGCGCCAAACAGGCATTTATGTCCCTGATGGGTATCAGTATTATGTGCATTTAACAAACGGCTCTGGTTATAATGTTGACTTTGAGATGGATGAAGACGGTACCAATATTTGGGTTTGCGGTGCATTTGATTCACGCAGTTATCTAGACAATAATCGACAAGTTATTTTGGTAAATGGCCCAAACGCGTGGGGGTATGGTGGTGATAGCGGTAGTGGGTATAACCAACTATGTATAATAATTGGTTATCCGATGCATAATCCTGTTTCGGGAATAGGGATTTCATTTACAGGTCAAAATAATTTTTTTTCCATCAATCAAGCATCATTATGCGCACCTGTAGTATTTAAGGGGGATATTACAATATCAGCCAAAGATGGCTGGCGACCAAGCAATATTAATCCGCGCTTGAATTTCAACAATTGTGCAGTCTTTGTTTATAGTGACAAACAAAATAATTCAATTGGAATGGGATTTAACCATGACTTTTATGAGCATGTTTTATTTGCTCATCATAAAGATGGTGCAAGATTAAATTATGATATTCCCATAAAAGTAGTTGTTTTTGCAAAACAAGAAGCAATAAACACTACGTCAAAATATGGGATGAGGATTTATAATTCAAACGGAGAAACGGTATGTGATTCAACGTCAGGAATTTTAATTAATCCGCAATTATACAGCTTTGGAGCTGTTAACATTGATGAGTTCATCAGTATACCCAATATTAGACGCCCCATGTTCATTCCAACATCAATTGGCGGTTATGCGAGTTTCGATAAATACGGCGGCGTCACTAAGCAGGTTGGCTTTGCTTCAAATGGATTTAGTCTAGCGCCATCCTATATAAATCATGAAAATTATAAATGGACTCACCCATTTAACGGAAAATTCACTTCAAATTTTCAGTTAATGATTTTAGACGCTGAAAATTATTTTAAATTTTAAGAATGGAGATAGAGCAATGATAAAAAAAACGATATTACTATCCATGTTGTTATTTTCTAGCAATTCGTATTCTGAAAATATAAATTGCAACGCAATTTATAAGGAGAATGCTTTAGGCGGAAGGTCAAAAACATACGAAATTATAAATGTTAAAAAGATCAGTGAAAATCATTACGATCTGAAACTTAAAGTTAATGGATCGATCAGGCAAAAATTAGATAATTTTCCGACCGATAAAACTCATACTTTAATTAATATCAAATGCGCAAACGCCGCAAAAGAAAAGCAATTAAAGGCATTGTTTAAATTATAATTCAATTTGTTCAATAAAACCGCTCATGTAGCGGTTTTTTTATATTTAAAATTTGAGGAAAATTATGTCTTGGTACAAAACAGGTGCGGTAAACGTAACCAATAATAGCAAAACAGTAACTGGAATTAATACAAAATGGACTAATCCATTAATCGGTATTTGCTCCGGTCAAATGTTGATACTACAAACATCAAATACAATAGAAATTTATGAGATTGCATCAATTCAATCAGACACTCAATTAACACTAGCAAAAGAGTATAACGGAGCAAGTAAGACGGGCGTCTCGTACGAAATACCGACTTCCCCCAAAGTTTCTATAGAAGCCTTAGCATTACGTGTATCTGAAATGTTGAATTATTATCAAATCCAACTTGACGCTTGGCAAATGATATTGACGAGTGAAGAAGAAGTTACTCTAACCGCTCCAGACGGTCGGCAAGTTACAATAAAATCACAATATGCAATTTCAAATGAACTCAATAAACTACTGGAACAGAGCAAGAACTATGCTGAACAAACAACAAATAATGCTGATATAGCCAAAAACGCAAGCACATCAGCAAAATCGTATTCAGATTCAGCTAAATCATATGCAGATAGTGCTAGCTCATCAGCTACAGCGTCACGTAACTCAGCTCAACAATCTAGTAATAGCGCAAATGCAGCTAGCTCATCTGAGCGAAACGCTAAAACATCTGAACAAAATGCTAAAAAATCAGCAGATGAGGCTAAAAATGCGGTGCTATCAATTGATACTACAGTTTTCATAAAAAAATCTGGTGAAGCCAATCAGTCAATAGACGGGGAGTTAGATGTAAAAGTTCTAACTGAACAAGGTCAGCGTGTTTACTCTCCGAATAATAAACCAACTGCTGATGATGTTGGCTCTGTTCCCGCTGTTAAATCTGTTGTTAACGACTCACCTATTTACATGGTAGGTGCTCATGTTGACGTTGCTAAATTAACTGTTGGAGGAAAATCGGTTATTACTGATGTATCTAATATTCAGAATCAAATCAATCAGTTAAATAATAGAATATACATCGTTGAATCATATGTAAACGGCAACAACTGGTATAACAGGTATTCAAACGGATTCATTGAGCAATCTGGTGTAATCCTAGCCCGAACTCCGAGCGCAAATTCTGTTTGCGGAAATTTAATTAATTTGTTAACACCAATGAAAACAAAAAATTATAGTGTGAGCATTGACAAAATTAATAATGGGTTGTGGGGAGATATTGAATATGCATACGCTGAGTTAGATTTAACTGCATTCTGGTTAGCGTCGTATTCACACACAACAGGTGAAGCATGGATTAGATGGACAGTAAGAGGTTATTAACATGACATACACAAATAAAGAATACGCAGAAATTGCTATGAAAGCGAACAAAGAAGGTAAAGCATTGAAAGTTATAAAAGGCAAGTTGATGCTTGTTGAACCAGAGCCAATTCGGCTATCTGATGAGCAAATTATAGTGCAAAACCAGGCTTTAAAAAACTCATTAATCAACGAAGCTAACGAAAAAATAGCGGTACTTCAAGATATCATAGATTTAGATATGCAAGAAGCTGACGAAGAAGCGGAGTTAAAAGCGTGGAAAAAATACCGCATTTTATTAACGCGTGTTGATGCGTCTGATATCAACGCTGTATTTCCAGCAAAACCTGAATAATCAAAACAATCAAAACACACTATCAATCTTCAACCTACAATACTCAACAGCGTCATGTAGCATCACAAAATCGGCGATATCATATAGTGTTTTCTGTGTTTGATAGAATACATAATTTTGCTCGTCGTCGCTGTTGATAATGTAGCGCTCGCCAGATATTTCATTTTCGAAGTCTTCGGGCGTCATGCGTATGTAAATTGGTGGTGTGTAGTTTATTGTTATCATGTTATGTAAGATTAGTTAGTTTTATTCATCATAAACTAATATTTTTTGGAGTGTGGATTTGAATTGGAAAGTTGGGAAGTGGGTCGAAATGTTTATTTTTTTATATACATGCCTAATAATTTGATTAAAATATACTCACCAATACCTTTTAAAGAAGAATTTTATGTCTATTTTTAAAAATTACTTTTCCAAGAAGACTAATGAACCACATGAAAAAAATGGTTTTTATTATCAAAAAAGTTACGATAAGGTTATATTTTCAGAACCTAGTCAATATTTCATTGACAATTTTGATTTTTACCAAAATGATACTCGCGTTAGTTATTTTGAGGAGATACTAATTGATGAAGAAAGGACTATTATAACTTTAAAACACTTTGCAGTTGATACTGATTATTTATTTGGACAAAACAAGCGGGACGGAGGTTTTCTTTCTTTAAAAGAATTTGCTAAAGAAATAAAAAAACAACTTCCATCTGTAAATCAAATAAAGTTTAAATTGTACAGAAATAGTACATCTGACAAAATTTGCAATTTTTGTTTATCAAAGAAAAGATGTGACCTATTCCGTAGAATTGGTGCAACTGATATTAAACTGGAAAACAATGGTCGATGGGGTGATGGTTCCTTTCATTACATTGCTAATGCTACATGGCCGAAAAGTAGCTGGTAA